ATTTACTTGTGTACAACTGATTCAATGCTTGTGTTGTCATATCTACCAGGTCATCGTGTGCAGCGTTAGGGAATGAAACAAGTTCCTCAACAACATCCTCTGACCATGAATGTAAATTCGGATGCGGTAAATAAACGTTACCTGCTTCAAACAAAGGAGACACTGCATTTGCGCGTGCCTCCTTTCCTCCTTCTGGTTCAATTGGTGTAATACCGCTTATCTCGTCTTTTAGCATGTCAATAACTGCTGTACCATTGGCTTTATCCTCAATATATTTACTGCGAGCTTGTGGCCATTTATCAGCCATTTTCCGGATGGCTTTCATCGTTTCCGAGAAGCCCATACGACGATGATCTATATCGAGCAAATAGAAGTTAGCGCCTTTTCTCGCCCATACACCACCGGCTACAAAGTCACTTTTCGACGTATCTTTAAACGTACAGTCCCACGATTGAGCAAGCTTGTCATAATGAATCGGTAATACAACTACATCATCAGATAAGCCCCAATCACGTTTTTGCTGTTCTGTGCGTACATAGTAGCGCATCCATTCGCGTTTAAAGATGTTACCGCCTGCTGGTGAAGGTCTTTGTTGGTAAAGTGCTGCCCATGTACGTGAACCAACTTCTGTTTTCTTTTGTTCGGCCCACTTTTCGTCATACCCTAGTTCACGGCATAATGGTTCACCGATTTCTCGACCGAGTAAATCATCCTCGTCCTCAGCAATCGCTGGTAAACGTAAACGAATCCATTTACGTGGACTGCGTGCTAATAAACGACCAATTAGATCGTCTTCATGCCATCGTGTCATGATAACAATTAATGAAGCCCCATCATGTAAACGAGTGGAAAGAGTAGCCTCCCATTCATCCCATATGTTGTCTCGTATCTTTTGTGAAGAAGCTTCTTGCATGTTTTTAATAGGGTCGTCAATAATCATCAGATCAGCACCTTGACCGGTAATAGAACCACCAATACCAGTAGCAATCATCCCTCCACGATGGTCCTCAACACCCCAGTCTTTCATAGCTCCATTCGATTCAGATAACCGCAAATTAAAAAGATGGGAAAACTCGTTGAACTTATTACGATTCAAACGACCGAATTTCGTTGCCAATCCATCCGAATATGCAGCGGCAATTACACGTTTATCTGGATTTTTAGCCAAATAAAAAGATGGGAACGATTCTGTCACCGTCATTGATTTACCATGTCGTGGTGGCATTTCAATGAGTACAGATAACTGTTCTCCATCTGCTATACGTTGTAAGGTTTCGCAAACCAATTCGGTGTGACGGTAATGTTCGTAATGGCCGTGGTGAACGTGGACCACATAATCACGGTAATAGCGTTTTGCAAGTTCCTTTTGTGCTTGTTTAGCAATGACTTCAAGCTTTGTTTTCGATAGAGTTGGCAAGTGCTCTCAACTCCTTCTCAGACAGTCCACTTAAATCAATATTATGATTTGTTTCTCCACTATGCTCGATATCTACTTTATCCGTCCACATTCGGTAACGTTTACCGAGCAATTCAGCAGCTCGAATACGTTCGGCTGTTGTTGGAGGCATGTCTTCATCAATCGTTTGAGCACCTTCTCCGATACCACGTAATACTGCCGATGTCATTTCTCCACGCAAAACGGCTGTGAGTGTTTCTAGTATTTCTTGTTGGTCTGCTACGCGTTCGGACTTCAATTGCTCCATTCTTTCGTCTATATAATTTTTGATGTTAGGTTTTGTGAGGTTTTCGCTAGCTATTTCTTTTGCTGCCTTCTTACTGTAACCAGCTTTAATGGCAGCTTCTGTAGCATTCCCCAACTCGATGTAATAGTCGGCAAAAGCTTGTTGTTTTACTGTAAGTTTCTTCTCAATCAACGGCATCACCCCATTATGCTAATTGCTAAATGAAAAAAGACGCTATTCAGCGTCCTCTTCCCTTATTTTATCTAAAATTATTTTTAAATCTTCTAAAGATATATCATAACCATTTTTCTGTAATAACCTTTTAATTTGAAGAATAGTTTTATCCTTATTTTGTTGAATAATTTTTTTTATATTTCTATTTCTCAAATATTTTTGTGTATCAAGGTTGTTTAAAAAAATAGTGTTTTCCAATAAGCTTGAATTATTTTTGCTATTATATTTTATTAAATTTTCCTTTAATTCATTTTCTAATTTCTCTGTAATTTCAGTTCTAAAAGTTTCAATAGTTTCTTGCTTGATTCTTTCCCCGTATTTAATCAATTCATCATAACTATAACTTTTTTGTTCATCATTCCCTTCCTCTATTTCTACATTTTCACCAACAGTCTCTTGTACTTCATCTAAGATTTTATTGTATCCAGATTGTTTTCTTAAAAATTCTTTATGTAAACTTTGAATATCTTTTTGCATAGAATCCGAAATAATCTTACTATCCGAATCCTGTTTAAGTGATAAAAATATAGCTATAATTGCCAATGCTATCGAAGTTGCATTCGCTATAATTGATAAATTAGTTTCCCATCCTAGATAATAATTAGCTAATAATAATACAATTATAAAAAACAAACACCCTGATAACCAAAACCAATCTCTGTTGGACCAATTTTTAAACATCGTCTCACCTCCCACCCCATCATAAAACAAAGTGGAAGGAAATACCTTAATATGTTTTTGCTTTCTAAAAAACAAAAACATCGCGAAATTCACTATATCCTTGAGCTATTTACCATCCTTTGAAGATTCTTTTTCTCTTCTTTTAACTGTTTAAGAGCGGTAGTAATTTTCTTCTCCAAAGGACTATACATATATTGATAGCTTTCAGAATATCCTTGGTTTATTATCAATCCGTAGTCATTTTCAACAAATACCCATAGTTCTTCAATTATCTTAAAAGTTTTTTCGCTGGATTTTATAGCAATATCTAATAAACCACCTGTTCCATCTAAAGCTACCCTACAACATTCTAAAATTTCTTTGTATGGGGAATGAAATTCGTTCGTATGTTCCCAAATATCGCCTACCATTTTCCCGAAAACACGAATTGTTTGCATGTTTGCTTCGTATTCTGCTTTTAATAATTTATTCTTTTCAATTTTGTTACTATTTTCAATAGTTTTATTTACCCCTAACCAAGTTATTGTTCCCCCTATAATAGCACCAACAAAACCCAACATACCTGCTAACACTGTTGCTGAATCTTCATAACCATACCAAAAGAAAAGAACAGTACCTAAAGCTACCACGGATATTGCTATCGGGGTACTAATAATTACGAAGAATTTTTTGTCCATTATAATCACCCTATTACATTTTAAACGAGGAAGATTACAAAAACCTTAATATTTTTCTGCTATTCAAAACCACACCAAACTCGACCCTCTCATTCACTATGCGTATTTATTGGCTGTTTGATGCAGTTCTCAATATAGAAAAAAGCACCCACGAAAGTGAGCGCTAAAATTGTGGTATTCGAATCGAGTTCAGGTAAAAAAGCCTTTCATAGGTAGTAAGGACGAAGTCTTCACTAACCCGAAGGTTAATTCTGCTCCGTCCTGCTCCCATGGTATAAAAAAATTTTACACATGTACAATGTTTTTCATTTGTTCCTTTTATTACACCTATTTCATTTGTTCCTAGTGTATAGTTATCAACTTAGCTTTCTATAAATAAATTATAAATAGGCCATCCCATAACTGCTATTTTATCACTTTCTATCATTTGCTCTAATGCTCTTTCAGCCGGTATCTTTAATCCTAATATTACATTTACTACAAATTTAACTTTTAAATCGTCTTCCTTTTCTAAGAGATTATATAAGAGTATCTCTTCGACTTTTTCAAGTGGATAAGAATTTCTCTTTTTTATTTGAAGCTTATTTAATCTATAAATATCATCTTCAGTCGATGTTTCTATTAATCCGTCCAAAAGATAATCTGCTAAATTTAAATATTTAACTTCTTTCGTTTTATCGTAAATAGAAATTAAATCTAAAGCAAGCTCATTATTAGCCTCTAATGTTTTATCATGTACATCAGTTCTAAATGATCTTTCATAAACTTCATAATTAAAGTTAGTTAGTGAAATTAAATCTTCTATTTTAAATTTACTATATATACTTACTTTGAAATAATCATCTAAATTAGGATTAAATTCACCTGGGTTTTTCGGAATGAATGCAGAAAGCCTCTTAAAAATATCATAATCAAATATATTATAATACAGTCCATCTTTATCATCTTTAAATAAAAGTAGTGTAATATAATCGGTCATTTTTAAACGCAGAACTTTTTCGGGAATTGTTTCTTCTGTACTATTAATAGCATTATAATTTTTTTCCTCAAAAATGTTATGTATTGAATTGAATAATCTTTCATAATTTTCTTGTTCATTAAATATATAGTTCCCATTAATACCAATTCTCTCACAAGTTTTTAAAAGTTTCGTATATTGTTCTATCTCTTCGTCAAGATGTTGATATTTCTCTTTTTCATTTATAGAGGCATTTATTTTATATATTTCAAATGGAAATCTATTATTTTCAACAATATACTTTAAAACTTTTAAAGATTTAATATATGCTTCTAAAGTTATTAGTCTGCCCATCTTTAACTTACCGGATTTTTCAATTTTAGATAATACAAATTCGAGTGTATCTTCAACTGAAAATATAATTTCACTTTTTGTTTCATTCAAACTATACTTAACATTTATTTTTTCTCCATAAAGATTTAAAACTTCTTCACTTTTAATGTTTAAGACTTCTGGAAAAATTGCTTCTATCGGATATTCAAAATCTCCTTCTATTCCATAAACATATGCTATGTTTTCAAATGGATCAAAACCTTGTAACTCACTTGGTAAGATATCAAATTCAACTTTATAATTTTCAAAACTTCTAGTTTTACTCATATTTATAAAATTGTTAGGCTGTTTTCTAACATTCTTTATATGAACTCTACATATACTTTCTAATTCATTATCTTTAACCATTTTAAAATCAACTGATAAAGAATCTGTTTTATTGTATTCAATAACATTTAATAATCGCTCAATTTCAAGAGGTGTTAATGAATTATAAAACATCTGCATTTTTTTATTTTTTTTATTAATTGTAACTACAAGATATAGAACCCCTTTACCTGATTTCTTATAATTTTCTAAGTCCACTTTCTTTATCGGATGTGTTATTCTTCCATTCCCCTTGATTTTTTTAAATACAGTTGTACCTTTAATTTGTACTTTAACAGCATCTTCCATATTTTCTTTTTTTAATACGTTTGAATTGTATACAATTATTTCTCCGTCGAAACAGGGACTTTTATCATTAAACTGAACTTCACTAACTAATCTATAAGGTTCTTGTAAAATAACCCTATTAACTTCTAAACACGCTAAATGCTCTATAATTAAATTATCCATTTCAATCCCCTTTACTATTAATAGAAATAAATTTTCATTTCCAACGTTATCTATTTTACATTATTTAGCTATTTAAATATAAAATATTAATATAGTTAATTATAAAATTGGTATCACTAAACCAAAAGCTCAGCAAAAACCTTATCAAATAAGGCTCTACCAAGCTTTTTACTTTGTTATTTAATTCTTCCCATTCAATTACCCCAACATCTGACCTAATATATTGTTTCTAATCCTGAATATTGTTGTACTTGATAGCTTCATGTGCCTACCAATCGCCCTCATACTATCCCCATTCAATAAACGATGAAGTACCTCTATTTCTCTATCACCTTTTACTAACGGAATCCGTTGCTGCACTTCAGATACTTTGCGACGGTATTGCTGAATACGAAAGCCACCAAATTGCGTACGACGATGGACCTCATAAAATACTGGATCACTTGTCCCACCACTTGCTTTTGGTAATGTTGAATCGATGCCATAACTAGCAACTTTTGCCCCACTGAAACCACATGCATCCGTTTCCGCCTCTTTAATCGTTTCTATCATCCAGTGATAATCTTCAATCCATTGCAATAGGTTACCCTCTGATACGAATACTTGTTCTTTGCCCAATTGCCCCACCTCGTCTATAATATTTCTTGTGTAGTTTTGCTAGATTGAGAGGTGGCCCAGTTGATGCTGGGTTATTTTTTTTGGCAATTTACTACATATTTTTCTCGGATTGTTCATTAACTCAATGGCGTTCCTTTTTAATACATTTTTCCAAATGAACCAAAAAAACATCCTTTTAAAGACGTAATTTTTATTGTAAATTT